TTAATGGATGTTCCTGCATTTTTTTTGATTGTTTTATTGCCCCGCCTGTGATAATGTAATACTTGGATTCAACTTGAATAGCGTAGATTCTGATCCACTCCATTCTGTGTTTCATCCGATACAGCCAAGGTTCATTATTGCCCTTTTTGTTTAAAGGGATAAATAATGTATCCAAATTTTCTTTTTGGGATTCGAGCAAGTCATACAACTGTTCTCCGTAATCTGAGGCAAATTCAATAGCCTCATCAATAGTAATTTTTTCATACTCAAGAACGTTTTCGTTTTCTGTAAAATATTCAAATAAACCTTCGGCATCCGTAAGGAAATTTATGAATTTGACCAACTCGTCATCGTCATCATCAAATTTGATGGCTGTTAAGTAGGGTTCAAAGATATGTACAATTTTCATAAAATCAACCTATAGGTTTATATATTTTTTATAGTGTTGATTATCTGGTTTTTAATATCGCGAATGTCGTTGGCGATTTCCACAAAATGCCATTCTGGATATTCGTATTTATCCTTTAGGGCATTAACGGCGGGTATCCAACGGTTTTCAACAAACCATTTTTTCTCTGCTTTGTCTTTGCTCATTCCGCTGATTTCTATCATCAGGTTCTTGATATTTCCGTCTTTGCTTTTTACCCTGGCAATGAAGTCGGTAAAGTATTGTCGGTCTTTTCCGTCCTTTGTGTACGGAATGGCAAAGCCCAGGAATTGGTTTTTTACATAGCATTCTACCGTTTCAATTTCTTCCAAGGTTTTGGCACAAATCCCTTCCCACTCGCTGTCCATCACCACATAGTTAACATGACTTTTTACGGTTGGGTACACCTCTTTCACAGTTTTTCCATTTACATATTTGGTACTACCGAATTTATTGTAATAGTTGAACACAGGCCGAATAAATTCACTGCAGTTGTTTTGCGGGTTAATGCCCCTTGCTATATGGTCAACCACTTTTTTAGGTTCTTCAAAATAGAGCAGTCGTTTGTAGCGCGGGTCAGTAATGTTCAGCAACAATACTTTTTCATTGTACCATTCTTCTACAATGTTTTTTAATTTGTTGAACTTCTGAAATTGCGGATTATTTTCATCATCGCTGAAGTGATATTTAATCAATTCTTTCGTAATAAGAAATATCAACTCCTGATCTCTTTTTTCCAAAACCGTTTTCACTTCCAACTTTTCTTCGTTGGGCGAAATAGGGCTTGCCATAGTGGTTTCAGTTGGAAATTTGGAACCATCTATTTCATAGTTTTCTATGTTGCTGAAATCGTGTTCTATTTCTCCATCTATATTTTCCACACGGTAACCTACTACATTCGGAAAAGTAATTTCCATGGCTGCCTGTCGTTCAGGAATTGAAAAAATATGTGTAAATTCAACTGGTGGCGGCGGTGGATCCGGTGGGCCACCTTTGAACATTTTGAATGGTATACCAATGATGTGGGCATACTCGGGAGGAAATTTCTCAATTAAGTTATCCGGATTGAATTTGTGTTTTTCTTTTACATCAATTTCTTTACCAGTATCTTTTCGGTATGTTTTTAGGATATAGCTCATTCTCCGTAAAGCTCTACCTGCCACCTGCTCGCAAAGCAATTGGGAACCAAATGCTCGCAAGCCCATTATGTGAGTCACTGTGTTGGCATCCCAACCTTCGGTAAGCATAGACACCGAAACCACACAGCGTATGTGTGAACCCAGCTTACCTTGTTGGCCAACGGTATTTACCACTTCACGGAGAATTTCAGCATCCGAAATTTTCTCAATGCTTCCCTGTCCGTGCATACGGGCATAATCTTTTTTGAACTCTTCAATTTCGGAAGCAAAAATCTTTTTGAAATCGTCATTGATTTGTTCGCCGTTTTCTAATGCATCGCTGTCAATAAGCAATGTGGGCGGCCTTTTCAGAGGTTTGTTGGTAGCAGGGTCGTAATTACTGAAAAAGTCTTTAGCTCCTTGCACCACAACCGTTTTACCTTCAGCGTCCTGATATTCATACCCTGCAATGTATTTATAAACCTCTTTGGATACGCCTGTGTTGTTACAAACTACAATAAAAACAGGAGGAGCAGAGAATAGACTTTTCTTTTCCTCGCTGTGCTTTCTTATACCTTTATCGTAGTCAACATAATGATTATAAAACTGGTCTAAGGCTCCTTTAACAAGGGCAGGCAGATTGGGTCTCTGCTCAATATATTTTTGTCCTTCTGCCGCGGCTTCTTTCTTAGCTGTTGTTCTACCTTTTTTGGGTAGTTCATCTCTTACATGGTCGTATAAGTTTCGCAACACAGGCATTGTAAGTTCCTGCGTGTTGTCGCTTTCGGGTAAGAATGGAATTTTTACCAATCCGCTTTCAATGGCTTCAATCAAACCAAAGTCAGAAACTACCCAAGGAAACAAACTATATGGGGTGTAACCTGAACCTGTAAGATAGTAAGGTGTTGCAGAAAGATCGTAAACCGATTGCAGTTTGAACTTCTTTGATATCTCACGAAGTCCGCTAAACCAAACGGCGGCTCTTGCATTCTCGTCAGCCTCTTCGTTGTCAGTGGTTTTACTTTTTGATTTTGGTAAATAGCAGTGATGGGCTTCGTCATTCAATACCAATAAACGACTGCCTAATTTGAATTTGCCTAAAGTTCTTTTTACTACTTGTGAAAAATCTTCCTTGTTGTCGGTATCAATCTTTTTCCCTTCTAAGTTCACTTTTCCATCAAAAGGACTGCGTTTATTCCCTTGTAAAATTTTTGGTTCAAACGTATGGTAGTTGGTAATTACCAATCTGGCATTCAGATTCTCCAAGCGGTGCTCCATACTTGGGGGTATGAGTCCACGAACTCGGTAATAATCTTCAATGTCTTTCGGGTTTTTGTTTTTGGTGTCCACAAACAAAACACCTAATCGGCTTTTGATGGTGATGCCCGGAGCAACAATCAAAAAGTAGTCGGCAAAGCGAGTATCGTTTCTGTATTCTTGTCTGTTAAAGTAGTGGTAACATATAAGACAAGCCATTACAACTGTTTTTCCGCTACCTGTTGCCATTTTAAAAGCAATTCTTGGAAGTTGGTCGGCAGGGTCGTCGCTTACGGTTTGTTGTCCGTTGCGCAGAAGGTTTAAAATGTGCTGTCCTGCATTTGATTTTTCGGCAACTTCATTTAACCAAACGGCTGTTTCAATGGCTTCTTGTTGGGCAAAGAATAGTTTTTTTACTGCGTGTCTTTCGGGATTGTCGAACCAAAAAGTCATTAACTCTTTAGTGATTCTTGTCGTGTTGGGATATTTTGCTTCTCTCCATTGTCCTACTTCTTTTCGGCAAAGGTTGATGATATGAGTGATGTATTCTTCGGCATCTTCATTCCACTCAAAAACTTCCTTTTGTCCTGTTTGTCTGGTCGGTATAACAGCAGAATCCACCTTAAATATTCTTCGTCCTACACGAATATCGGTATAGTCTAATGCTCCCTCGCTGTCTGTGTTGTAATGGAGTAGCGGCTCTACATAAGGACTATTTAATATTGGATTATCTGCACTCATATTTTGTTCGATGTCGTATCAAAAGTTATGGTCGTCTAAATTACTTTTTTCTATTGGTTAATCTGTATGTGCATGATTAACGTTTTGCGTGTTGCCTTAGTTGGCGATTTCGGAGCACTTCACTTTCAACCTGTAATGAAGTTTATTAGAAGTAATAACCTTCAAATTTCCACTATCTGCCTGCTTGATTTAAGCCTTTGTTAGCAACCGGTTTTCTTTATAATTTACTCTTGTTAAACACTTTAATTAAATTGTAATCATTGTCAAAGTCATCTACTGTCAATGTTGATTTAATATTACAACTACCTTCAGTATATGATACAGGCGGATTTCCGTAAGTATTATTTGTTCGGTTGAAGCAATTTGCTTTTTTAACCACAACAAAAACAGGGTCTTTTTCCATTATTGATTCAGAAACGGATAAGCCACAATTAAATGAGATTGTTTTTGTATGAGAAAAATCATTCCCATAGTCAGCATAATTACCCAAGTATGAACCATAGTCTTTCCATCTTGCAAATTCATATCCCATTGTTCCTAAAAGATTTAGACTACCATTTGAAATTTGATATACCGATATTGGTGGAAGCGATGGGTCTTTTGATTCTGCTGAAATGGAAACTTTTGCAACAATATAAATTTCACCACGTTCGGCTTTTCTTAATCTATATTCATTTCCATAGTCGTCAAAATTCCATTGACTTGCCGTATTAACACTATTAAATTTTATTGTTGCATCTCCAATTTTTAAAGATGTATTTTCTTTAATTGCTTTAAATCCAAGAGCCTTTTTACGTTCTTCTGCTTCTTTTTTCTCGATTTCAACTTTTTCTATGTCAGCAATTAAAGTTGTGGCTTTTTTGGCTTCGTCAGTTCCCGAGAATTTTTCAATTAATTCCTTATACTCTTTTTTTGCATTAGCAAAATCATTCTCGGCTTGAAACTTTTGACCATTTGTTAACCTCATTTGAGGAGTATTACTTAATTCTTCAACAGTTTTTTTACAGTCAGTCAATTCTGCTTGAAGTTTGTCATAATCTTCCTGTTTTGGTCCTTTGTTGTTGTTACAGCCTGTCAGAATTACTATAATCAACATTGTCAAATAAAAATTTCTCATATGTCTGTTCTTTTTAAAATTGGTTACTAACGTTTTCCGCTTTGCGAAGGCGGGGATTTTCAGCACTAAATTTTATTAAATGCACAAAACTTGAATTTAGCACTTCACTGTCATAGAAGCACGAAACCCCCGCTTTTGCAAAACGGCTGTTAATGTCTGGTATTCTTGATTTCGTCAATTCGTTCATCAATTATTTTTAAGTCAAAGTCCTTTCTTTCCTTTGAGTAAAACAGTCTTATGTTAAACAAAAATGAATTGAATAATGCACTTTTTATCATACTATCAAGTCGTCCAAAAAATTCCGTATCATTATCTACTGCTGCTCTTATCCTTATAAAATGCCAAAGATTAAGTCCTGATAAAAAGTCTTGGTCGAAAAACCCGCTTAATAGTCGGTGTCTAAATTTTGGGTCAATCAATTTAAAATTTACAGTCAACAGCCTTTTTAAAACAGAACTGTCCTTAAACCTTGCTCCGCTGTCAAGCAAAGAGAAGTAATGCTCAACACCTTTATTAATCATTTCTTGGTTTTCTGTATCTCTGAGCAAGTCAAATATTTCAAATGCCCAGTATTTCTCAAATTCTGCTCTTGATTGAAATTCTTTAACCTTACTGCTATTAACATTTAAGTTTATTTTGAACAGCTCTTTTGATGCTTCAAATAAAATAAGTCTTGCGATTTCTTTATTATGTGTGAAAATTATTTGGTCGTCTGCAAATCGAATAAACTTTGAGTCGTATTTTTCGCAAATCTCTTTCATTGCCATATCGAAGTCCTGTAAATAAAAGTTTGCAAGTATCCTTGAGCAATCACCAATTTCATCTTGCGGGAGTCCAACCGTCTTGATATTATAGCCTTCAATTTTTTTGTTCCAATTTTGAAGGAAGTGAAAAAGCAATGTTACTATTTCCTGCTTTGTTTTTGGAACAGCGTGTCGAATTTTTCTTTCAAGGATAGCCAAATTTACTGTGTCATAAAAGTTGGCAATGTCTAAGTTTATGTAATAACTATAACTTCCGCTGTCGTTGTACTTACGAGCAATATTCTGAAAGGAACGCCATTCTTGTGTCCAAGAAAGTTCATTGATTGTATTGAAAGGAACGTAGTCTAATTCAATGATTTCTTGTTCTTCTTTAAGTCTTATTGGATTACCGAGTGTCCATCCGCCAAATGTTCCTTCAACCCTGTTTACTGCAACTTCGTGTTCGAGCAATTTTAGGGTTAGGTAATAAACGCAATAGTCCTTACGGTTAAAAGTCGGAACAAACCGAGTTACACCGTTATGTTTGTTAATGTGAATGTAGTGTCTCGGGTGGCTTGGTGTATATGTGAAGTCAGTTACTTGCGAATGTAGTCTATCCAAAAAATCATTTTTATCCACAGGTTTGTCTGTAAACGGAACGATACTTTCATTCAGCTTAGTCCAAAATTTAGTGTTGAATAATTCTAAAAATGAGTTCTTATCTATCTTCATTTAAAAAGGTAAAAATTGTTGGGAACTTTGTTTGAATTAGAGTTTCTACTTGAGAATTTAACCTTTTTATCTCTTGGGCAGCGTTTTCATCTGAGTGAAGGTCACCTGAATGATAGATAATTCCTTTTATTAAGTCTGAGTAATCAGTGTCTTTTTTTAATTGAGAAACCAAATTTTGTTTTTCATCATCTTCGATATCAAATAGCAACTCTGGATATTTGTTTTTTCTGAACAAATCGAGTTCATTATTGATTTCATCCCACTCATCTTGACATTTTTTCTTTAAACCATATATGGGACGTTTGTTAACATCAATTTTCCATTCATTACAATCTGGATTATGGAATAATTCAGATTGACGTTGAGTCAAGTATTTTCTGTAGGGTTCACTTAAAAGTCGTTGTAACGCTTTTGTACGCTCTTTAAATTCTTCTTCTGAAATGTCATCTGTGTTTCTCATATCTGTCTTTTTATGCTTGCCACTAACTTATTTATATGCGCTATAAAGTTTTGCTTATTTGCCTAATTTGGATGGACATGCGCAACTCTGAACTTTTTATTTTTTGGTTGTAACATGGTTGAGTCAAAAGTAACCGCCCAAATTCATATTTACAAATAAATTTAACTACGACACGGTTTGTCGTACCTATAACAGTACAAACAGCTCATTTTTAACTGCTTGATTTTCTGTTTTATTTACAATTCAGGCTCCCGCCAAACGCCGAATTTTATTTTTTTCTTCGGCGTTTTTTTCCCATTGTCTGTGACTTATTATGGCGGGGCGGGTCTTTTCTTCTTTCACAGCTGCCAAAAGTTGCTTTTGGATTGCAACTAATTCGTGCAGGGATTCTGTATTGTCTTTATGAGTAGGGCTTTTACCTGCGCTGAGCGGTTTAGCGGCAGTGTCGTTTTTCCAATATCCGCTTTTGGCCATGGATAGGGCATCCATGCTCCGGGTGAGGTTGCGGAAGTTTACGGGCGCAAGGTGTCCGTCTTTTCTTCCCGCATCAATCAGCGCTTCTACCAGGGCGCGGTTTTTTTCCACGGCTTTTTTGGGAATCAGCCCTTCGCCACCTTCAAAATACGCCTGGGTTTTTCCCGTCAACGGATTGACGACGGGCATCCCTTTGTGGGAGCTTTGATGGCTCGGGCCGTCAAAAATTGCACCCTGTCCGAATTTCGGTTCGGGCTGCGTGGCAATGGCGGCAATCTGGGCGGCACCGGCCACACCCGTAGCCGCGGCGAGAATGTAGTTCGCGGGGGGCGGTGAGGAAGCCAGAGCCGTTACCACGGCAAGGGCGGTTTTTATGCTGGCCATGATGAGGTCGGCATCCCGTTGGCGTCGCCATTGTTCCGCTTTGAGTGCTTTTTCGCTGTTGGCGAGATCCTGTTCAATCCGTTCCTTTTCACGGGCGTAGTATTCTTCGGTAATCAGTCCTGCTTTCAGGTTTTCATCCAGTTTCTTCAATTTGGCGTCCTGCAGTTTGGCGAAACTGTTGAATTCAGCGGTTTCGCGGTTGTTGATTGCCGAGAGAATGCTTGATGTGGCGCTGGCGATATGGTTCCATACTTCCTCGATGCTCTGCACCATTTTTTTCAGGTTATTCTGCCATTCTTCCAGTTCCTTTTCCTCTTTTTTTGCCCAGCTGCTTTTCAGCTTGGCAATGGCTTTTTGTTTTTCGGCTTCCAGGTCAACCGTGGTGATGTTGAATTTCTTGTTGAGTTCGATCAGGTTGTCGTAGTACCGAACAATCTTATCTATCTGTTTTTCACGTTCCGTCATGAGGCCTTCGGTGATTTCTTCCTCAGCCTTTTTGCGTTCTTCCGCATATTCTTTTGCCTTGTCTTTTCGGTATTGGTTGATGCGGTCTTCGATGTCTTTGGTCATCAGCAGCTGAAGCCGTTCTTTCTGTCCCGCATCCTGCACCAGCAGAAATTTTTCCCTGTAGGCTTTGGCCGTTTCATACACCAGTTTATCCTCTCCGGTGAGCAGCTCCGCGAATAGCAGCTCCTGCCGTTCCTGAATGAACCTTGCAATATCATCGTATTGCTTTTTTTGTTCCTCGGCGGAGCGTTTTCGGGCTTCCGCCAGTTTATTCGCTTTTTCGGGATCGGGCGTAGGCACGTATTCCTCTCCGAGTTGGTCTATGATTTTCTGGGTATTGTCATAGATTTTTGAGAAACTGGCATCCGAGATCTTAACCATTTTCTCATACGCCTTTGCGTTCGCTTTCAGGCTTTCTATTTCCGCTTCCATGGCCAGCCGCCTTGAATCATTGGTGGCATACACGGCCACCCCGTTTTGGGTTTTTCTCAGTTCCGCTTCTTTGGCGGCGATTGCATCCTGTATCTGCAGGAGAGCCAATTGGTATTTGATGTTGTTCTGCGCGTTTGTTTTCAGTGCTTCTTCCTGGGCTTCCATGGCCATTTTGCGCTTGATGTTGTTTATTACGACTTCCTGCGCCCGGGCTACCTGATCCATGAATTCCTTTTCGTCTTTCAGGTTTTGGAGGGTTGTTCCGTAACGGGCATTGATTTCATCGATGAGCCGTTTCCGTTTATCCGTTTCCGGATTGGTTTTTTTGAGCGTTTCGAAAAGGGCTTTCGCCGTGCCGATTTCCTCGGCTTGTCTTTTGGCCCATTGGTCTTCCGTGGCTGCGGCTTCCTCTTTGCTTTTTTGGACTTCCTCAATGCGGTTTTTCCAGATGGAGTAGGCCATGGCTGCCGCGGTGACCAGTGAAATGGCTATGCCGATGGGAGAGCTGGACATGGCCAGGCTCAGCAATTTATATTCAGCGGCCGCTTTGCGCAGGTTTCCCGCTAGAAGGGCTTTTACCGCAGAGAGCGCCGTCGTGGCGATGATATCCGCTTTGGAGGCCATGGTGCTGATTTTGGACGCCGCCACCGAGCGCAGCGTATTTTGGGCCACGAACGCCTGATAGAGGCCATGCAGTTTCAGGATGCCGTTCAACACCAGAACCGTGCCTTTATATACGCCGTAAACGGCGATGAGCATTCCGATGTTTTTGGCCACGAAGGCTATGTTTTTCCCGTTTTCCTTGAGCCAGTTGACCATGTCCGAGAATCCGAGGATGAGCGAGTTGATGCTGTTTTTCACTCCTTCGGTAAGAACCATACCCATCAATTCGCGGCGTGTTTTGGCCAGTGTGGCCCCGAGGGTTTGGTTTTTGATGTTGAACTCTGCCGTGATGGACGAACCCTGATCGAACGATTTGATGGCAATATCGGTTTGTCGGCGCACTTCATCCATGTTGGCGCTGAGGGTACCCAGCACGCCGACCACTCTGCCGCCGTCCATCCCGATGTCGCCCATCTGGGCGGCGAGGGTTTCAAGGCCTCCTCCCGATTTGCCCATTTCTTCGATTACTTTCAGCAGGGCTTTGAGTCCGCTTTCGTTCATCATGGCGCGAAAATCACCCACGTTCATTTTCGCCATTTTTGCGAACGTGCCTATGTCCGAGCCCATTCTGGTGAGCAGTTTGCTGATGGCCGTACTCGACACTTCCGAGGTTTGTCCGAGGCTGTCCAGCGTGCCCGCGAGACCGATGATTTCAGGGGCGGTGATATTGGCCACGTTGGCCACGCCGCTCATGCGTTTGGCGAAGTCTACGAGGTAGCTTTCCGTGGCCGTGCTGCTCATGCCGATGTCATTGATGACCGAGGCGATTTTGAGCATCCCTTGTTCCAGCCCGAAATCATCCTTCAGTTTAAAAATGTCCACCATTTTTCCGATGGAGGTAATGGCATCATTACCGAGATCCCGTCCGAGGGAAACCTTGATCTGGTCTGCGGCACGCACGAAGGACATCACATCGTCTTTGCTTTGGTTTCCCAATTTACCTGCTTCATAGGCGAGGTCTAGGAGTTCCGCACGTCCCGTGCGTGTGTCGATTTTGGATAGCTCGGAATTCAGCGCGGTCATTTCCTCTTTGCCGAGTCCCGTGCTTTTGCTCACGTCGGCGATGGCTTCATCAAATTTTTCGGCACCGCTGATGAGGTTGCCGATTTGGGTTACCGCGAAGCCGATTCCCAAAAAGGCCATAGCCGCCTTGGCTTCGATTCCCACTTCCTTCCATGCCGTGGCGAAAGGGCCGAGGCCCGTGCTTACTTCCTGAATGCGTTGTTGCACGGCGCGGAGTTGTTTTTCGTTTTCGCGGAAAGCATCCGTGCCCGGTGTGAGGTGCTGCTTCATCAGTTTGAGCTTCGCGGCTTCTTTGTTCAGCTCGCGGAGGGTCATGGTACTGAGCCCGGCTTGTTTTCGGATTTCGCCCATGCGCATTTCCACGTCGCGCAGTTTTTCGTGGGCTTTTATGTATTCGTCCGTACCTTTTTTGAGGGTGCGGATGTCATTTTTGAGTTTGATGTATTCCTGGTCAAGCTTGGCCAGTTCCTGTTTTGCGGCGTTGCCGTTGACGATGACGCGGAGGTTGACGACGTCGGTTCTTACGCTCATGGCAGTTGGTTTTTAGCCTGATACACGATGTGTTCCCGGTAATTGCTTACCAGGGCCTGAATCAGGCTGCTCAGTGTGCCGTAGGCGGTTTTTGAATAGAATTTTTTCGGTCTTCTTCCGGTGAGCATGCTTCGGTTGGATGCGATGGATTCCACGCCCCTGCGTGATCCTTTTCCGGCGCCCATGTCCACGAAGCGTCCGTATTGAAGGAAAAGCAGCTCACCGATGTTTTGTTTTGCGCGTGCTTTCACCGAGTCGCGCAATTCCTGTGTGATGCCGATTCTTTCCCTTTTGAGTGCACGTATTACGGCATCCGTTACCCGGTTTGCCCATGCATCCAATTCGTGGTTTATGAAGTTTTCCTGATTGGCGTAATTCATAGTTTATACATTTCAAATTCCGTGGGTTTCGTCTGGTCGGTTCCGAAGGTTATGCGCATCCGTTTTATCGCCAGATAAACATCCTCCACGAGTTGGGTCCGGGTAATGTCGAATTCCGAGATTTCAGCCGTGTCCAGCATGGCGTCCATTTCCACCATTTCCGTGTTTTTGAGCGCGTTCACGATTTGTTTCCAGTGGCGGTCAAACAGGCCGTAATTCGGTTCATCCCAGGTCAGGCTCATGTCAAAAATGGCCTGTCCGTCGTTCAGGTAGCGGTAGGGTGTGGCCATCGGATAGTATTTTTTGGTTTCCATGGGTTGTAAACCGCGCCAGAAAGCCATTTTAAGCGGTTGCCCGTTTTCCAGTCCCAGGCCGTAGCAGGGACTGTTGCCTTTCGTTTTGATGATCGGTTTTATGTAGGACACGCGGAAGCTCTCCTGCACGTCCGTGGATTTACCAATCATGAATACGGGCCTCAAGGCCGGTTTGATTTCTTTGGCTTCGCCTTCGCCCGTTCTGAGGGGCTGAAAATTATCCGAAAAGTACCTCCAGGCGATGAGTTGCGTGGTGGGGTTTTTCACCGTGATGAAAAAACGGTTCTGATTCAGCACGAGCGCGACCTTATTCGGCGCGAACGCGGGAGGAAGGTCATTTTCCGTTGAAAACGTGCCGAGGTACAGATAGCTTTCCGTCGTTTTGAAGTTATCCTTTTCGGTTTCGTCATTATCGCCCCATGCGAAGGAGAAAATGTATTCCGTGCTGCCCTCAATGGTGGAATTGTACTCGTAGAGTGCTTTGTGCGTGAGGTTATTCGGCAGAGCGGTGAGCTTGGGTTGGTAGTAATCCACGACAACCTCTTTGGTGGCGAGTTTTGGCGTGAACGTAAGGGCAAAAACATCGCGCAGGTTTTTGATGAAATCCCTTACCGTGATATCGGGCACGAAACGGTTAATCGCCACCGAGGGTTCCAGCAGATTGAGGCTGCTCAGAGATACCGCCTTAATCTGAATATCTTTCAGCGTAAGGCTTCCCGCCACGTCGGTACCTTGTGCCTGACTGTATTTCACCATCAGCCGAAATTTTTCACCCGCACGGGAAACGGGGAGCCATTTTGATTTTACGGCGATCCGGTATTCGGTTCCGTCGTAGCTGTCGGGCAGTACATTTTCCACCGTTTCGGTGGAGCTGACGGGGTCGCCGTCGAAGAGTATGCCGAACCAGAGCTCCGTGGTTACGAAGATCTGTCCGGGTGTGGCGAAGCGGGCCTTAAAGTCGAACAGGAATTCAAAATAGCCGATTTGGTTGATGCCTGAGCCACCGTGGGGGAAAGGCACTTCGTATTTTCCGAGGTCAAATCGGTTATCGGAGTCTTCCAATTCCTGTACGTTGATCGTATGCCACGTGTCCTTCGGATAGAGCGTCTGGGGCGTCATGTTGATGCCCGGAGTTTTGCCGCGGAAGAAACCGATTTCCCGTGTTCTGTCGAGGGCTCTTCCCGAGTAGATGACGTGTTGGGAGAGTTCCGGGTCGTTGACGAATGTGCCCGTCACGCTCCAGCCCGCCGTGGCGAAAATACGTCTGAGGATAAACTGGGTGAACACCCAGGGAACGAAGCTTTGGATGTTGTCCTGCGTGGAAGCCTGGATGATGTTGTTTTGCCAATATTCCTGCGAGTTGCTTTTCCATGCATTCAGGTACCCTTTGAAATCCGGGTTGGCCGAGTTTTGGTCTTGGTAGCTTCCGTAAAACAGCGTGTTTTCCGTAACCGGGAAACAAATCGGAATTTTCGGGTAAAACTGATTCGCCATGTCATTGAGGGTGGCGTAGATATCCTCGGTGGTTTCACCGAGGAAGAAATCCTTGCCGTAGTCCAATTCACTCAGTTTTTTATCCAAAAGTTCCGCGCTGAGGCCGCTGATGGAGATATTCCACCGGTAGCTTTTACGGCTTGTTTCCAGCAGATTGAACGTACCGAAAAACACGGTCAGGCCTTTGAAATAAAACTCGCAGGGATATTGTTTGATTTTTTCTTTGAGGTTCAGTTTATAACCGAACGAAAGGATGCGGTTATTGATTTCGCAGACGGGAGCTTCGCCCGGGATGGAGAAGCCCGTAAAAATCACGTCATCGCTGAAGATGGAATTTTCGATTTCGAAGGTTACGCGCAGCGGGTTGACCACCAGAAATTCGCCGTTGATTTTTACTCCCGTCATGATTCGTCGCTGTGAGCCTGTTTAACCAAGGTGCGTTTGTAGCTGAAACTTACTCCGTAGAGGAAGTCATCGCGTCGGATGAGGGAGAACGATTCCGGGTTGATGTATACACGGAAAAGGAGGGAGGGGTTTGAGATTCCGTGCGTCCAGATGTTTTCCGAGATAAGCAGATCCGTGACGAAGTCGCGCAGATCCTGCACGTCCATGAAACCCGTGAACACGGTACCCGTGTCGGTGAAATGGTTGAGCCGTTGGTACAGTTCGCGGCTGGTTTCATCGGCACCGATGGCGGGAAACATGGCACGGAATTCTTCCTTTTCCACTTCGATGCCGATTTCCGAGTTGCCGTTGCAGATGAGCGTTTCGGTTACCCCGAAACTGCTTTCGAAATAGAAAGCGCGGCAGTCGTAGTCCTCGGGAATCACATCAACCGAGTAGCCCCATCCCGTGAATATATCGTCCATTTCCGCTTCCAGCACGTAGCTTACGAGCGTGTTTTCGTCTATGTTCAGGTCGGACGCCACCTTTTGCGGTCCGCATTCAAACGTGTAGACCGCACCGTCTCTCGGTCCTCCGATGTTATAGGCGTAGTAGTCGCTTACCGAGCCGTCGTCGAGCGTGTACGTCACGCGCATTTTCAGGCTTTGTTTGGCCTGATTGACGATGGAAATGAAGTAGCGGCCTTTCGGTCCCCGGATCATTTCCTGTCCCGTTCTGTCGAAGCGTTTGAGCCATTTGAGTTGGCTTACGTGGTCATTGAAGTTTGACGTATTGAGCCTGGCCGAGCCTCCGCGGTACGTGTAAAAATGAAAATTTTTCGGCAGGCTGATTTTTTGGGAGAATTGCTTTTCGGGGATGTCGCCGAACGATTCCGAGACGTTGACGTACCATTGTACGGCGCGTTCTTCGACGAGTCCGGTCGTGAAGGGATGCAGATTGAACGAAGTCTGTCCCAGGAGGAGTTCATGCAGGTCGTGGGTAAACCATTCATCCGGGTCGGGCCGGGCAATGCTTACCGTTCGGAGCGTATACGTTCCGAAGCCCGAGGTGCGCGCCCACAGATGAAACAGCAGTGCCATGTTCGGCTGAAACTCCTTGTTCCAGCCCGTGAACATGAGCGTACCCGACAGGTTGGAGCTGGAGTCTCCGACATAGTCGAGGTGGTAGACTGCGCCGATGGCATTGGCCGTGATGAAAATATCCGTGCCGATGGCCTGAACCGTGTAGAAATTCGCGAAATACGGATTGAGCCGCAGGTAATCCGCGATGCTTTCCGTGTACACGGTGAGCGGTTCGCCCGAGTATTCCGGCAGGGCGTAGCCTGATTCCTGGGGAAGCCATGCGACGGGAAGGAAAATCCATGATTTCAGACCGAAGAGCGGGGATTCGATTTCCATGGTATTGAATGCGGAGATGCCGCCCGATACGGTCAGTCTGATTTGCGCCTGTTCGCCCGGAGCCGTCACCGTGTTTGTGCTTTTCAGTTTAAACACGACAGGGTCTTTGGCCTGGGTAAACATGGCCGGAAGTGCGGTTCCCGGTTCGGTGGTATCTACAGCCATTTTGAGTCGTCGTAGGAGAGGTTAACGGCCGTGTCCACGGTAAATTCGCAGAGCCAACCGAATTTATCGATCATGAGCGGTCCCACTTTGTAGTAATTGATGGATTGCACATTGAGGTGGATTAGCCAGCGGGGCGTACCGCATTTTTTGTCGTGGCGTAAACGGCTGATGAAATCCCGCATGATGGCGCGTGTCTGGTTGAGCACCTGGTCCTGTTCGTTGTGCATTCCCGTTCTGACGGTACCCAGAATCATGAAACCGCAGCGGATTTGGTCGTACAGTTGGTCATCGTTGGGCCCCGTAATTTTTCCTTCAAAGGATTCCAGCAGCACCATGGGGCTTCTGAGGCCGGTGATCTTATCGAGGGCATCCTCGATATTTATCCGGAAAAATTTGGGTGACTGCTCAGAGTGGAGCACATTCATGTGTTCCTGGGAGAGCGTGCGCATGTAATTCACGTATTCGTTGAATTCCAGATTATCGATCATTTTTTTGCAAATTTCTTTTCCATTTCCACCGCGTCGAGCGCGGCCATTTCCAGATGAAGCAGCACATTGTGCAGCGGTTCGTCGGCGCGTTTTTCCAGCGGTCCGAACACATCACCGGGCAATTTCTGCATGATGCCCATCCATCCGAATTTTGACGTTTTTTTTTCGCCGCCGTTGAACACGTTCGGGTACTGTCTGGCGAGAGCCGAGCGTATCAGGACGTAGTTAAAAAACAGCGCTTTCAGTGTATTTGGGTGCAGGCGTTTTGCCCGGTTGATGTTGTTTTTCAGTTTGCCGTCATCAAATTTTTTCTGCCATGCGGGCATGATGAGGCAACCCGCCAGTCGGCTGAACCCTTCGGCGTTTTTGAGCGCCGTGGACATCCGTTCGAAGGCCAGTTCGGCTGATGCAAATTGCCATGCCGTCAGGTTGACGAAGTTATCCTGCGGGCCTTTCAGGCCGTTGAACAGGCCGAGGCGTGGAAAGAACGATTTGCGGGAGAGCGGATTTTCGTTGAACACGAAGCCGACGGTATCACCGAGTTCAAAGGCTTCCGAGAACGGGAGCCGCAGGGCGAGTATCGGCTTATTTAAAAACGCGTAGGCCACTTTGGCGCGGGCCTGGTAGGGGTTATCGTTTTCAAACAGCTCTTTGGTCACGCGGATAAACTGAGCGGTGGACATTTCATCCCAGCGCGAGGGCCAATCCGCTTTATAGACCGTTTTGCCCTTGAGCGGGTCATATATTTTGATGTGGTTCATCACTCAAAAATGGCACGCGGGGAGAGCCAAAAAAAGGACAGTTTGCGTATGGCCTTAATGAATAGGGCAGCGCCGTGTTATCTTTTTGAACTTGCAATAAGTTGCAATTTCCAGCCCAGGTGGATCATGTGGGCGTTATTCGGCACGTCGTAGGCGTAGGAGAGTAATGCGCCCGGGCGCAGGGTAGCCGTAGCCGAGGGACCGATGCCGAAGCCTTTTCCCTGTGACGGGATTCGGGCCATGATGCCCGGATAGACTTTAAGAAACGGCTCTTTGAGTCGGTGTTCCACATTTGTTTGGGTGATGATGGCCGTTTCCCTGCGGTTTTGGAAGATAAATTCCCTTGACGTGATGCGGTTGTTATAGACCGTATCATGCACCACGGCCAGCATGGACGTGTCGTTTTTCAGCGTATCCGAGTAGGCCGTCCGCGAGAAGAACATCCGGAGGATGTCGGCGGTGTCGATGTCGGCGGGCACTTGGACGATGAGGGGAATTTCCACCTTATGCGGCACGGGAACCCGTATGGGAACCTTTACCGGGTAGGGATCACCTTTAATCCGGGTTATGGTCGTCGTTGTTTTGGAAGAGCCGTCCGCATATCCGTTGCAGCTTTGTTCCATCAGGAGCAGAAGGATGATGCCCGAAAGGGCGGCGATGATGAGGTGATAGGTCGCGGGGCGCATATCACCAGGTTATCGGGTTACGCCATGCGGCGGGGTGGGGACGCAGGTGGAACGGTTTTCCCGGGGCGAAGAATTCAGGGCATACGTCAACGTGAACGAACGTCATGCCCGCTCCGAGGTATTGGCGAATACCGATGCGGATGGAAAAACCCAGTTCAGCGGCCGCTTTGCGGATATCCGCTTCCAATTTCCGCACCGATTCCGGTGAAGATTCATCGATATCAGCCGCCATTCCCTGAGTGTGCGGGGAATTGAGCGAAGCCGGGTTTTTGGACGCATTGAGCGTACCTGCGCGCATCATGGCCGCATAGCGGTCGTGCAGGGCGCGTGCTTCGGCGGGAGAGCGGAAACCCTCATTGATTTTGGTGCTTTTATTGCGAATATCCCTGACTTTTTGGAGCAGGAGCAGCAGTTGTTCCGTTATGCGTGCATTTTCCTTGTGCAGACCGAGTTCGCGCACCGAAAACTGCGGCATGGCTTTGTCGGGCGGCAGGTTATTTCGGAGTTGCCATTCGGCGAGGGAGACGGAGGAGCCGTCGCGGAGGATGATTTGGGCGTTCATGGTTTATCCCGTTTGGGGTTGATGAAGTGGATGATGCGTTTGAACATGCTTTCGCCCGTGATCGTCGTGATATTTTCATCGATGCTTTTCAGTTCGATGTACACGACGAACAGGGTGATTCCTTTGATGCAGGGAAAATCCGGCATAAACTTCCACTGCATGACCGCGGCGATGAAGATGGCCGTGCCGTATGCGATAAATTTCGGAATCGTATCGAACAGGCGCAGGCTGTTGAACGGTTCCCCTCTCTTTTTGGCGGCCAGAACGCCCGTGAGCGTGTCGCAGAACACGAAGAAAGAGGCGATGATGACATACTCCGCGCTGGGCAGCAGCACGGCGAGAATGAACGGGCTCAAGAATTTGAGGATCTGTTCCGGCAGGGCCGGTTGCATCAGGTGTTGGTATAGTTTCATGGGGTGCAGAATTAAAAAGCGGCGAAGTGGGCAGAGTCCTGTTTATTCGGGTAGGTCGAAGCGGAGGTTTCCGGGGCTTGGTAGAGATTAAAATCCGCGGCGTGCGTCATCAGGTAATTTTTGAGTTTGGCGAGGTAGGCATTACCCGTGTGGGCGGTGGCATTCATGAGATGTTGGAGGCGGTTGTCTTCCGCGGGGATGCGCACGTTGGCCGTATTGGATTCCTTGTTGCGGAACAGGCTGATGCCCCGATCATCGATGGTGATGCTCATTTCCACGGTGGCGCGGCTTATGGTGAGATTGACGACGGCACCGCGTATGAACCCGATGATGGCCTGATTTTCGGTTGAGAGCACCCCTTCGCGGATTTCGTAGATGATCTGGTCAGCGAGGGCGTCGCCCGTAATCGGGCGGATGACTTCCTTTTCGATGCGTCTGCGTATCGAGGCCGTCTGGAGGAACGTCACGCGGGGGAGAGCCAGCGAAAAATGTTCGTGCATATCCGAGGCCGTATTGACGAAGCCTGAGAAATTTTCCGTGAATTCCGGGGAGTCCTTGTATTGGGGAAAATCCACCAGATTTTCATGCAGAAAAGCGAGTGCGTCTTCCAGCGCCGAGAACCCTTCTTCAATCCAAGAGCGGGCGAGTTCGTCCGTCATCCATTGGAAGGCCACTTTCGTGTCCGGGCCCGTCACGATGTGTATTCCTGCCGAGCTGATTTTCACCTGACCGCGCGGAATCCATTTCCAGAAAGCCAGTTTCGCTTCCGCTTCGCGGAGCAGCGAGTACACGGCGATTTCCTGCACGTTGGCCGTGCCGGATGCCACTTTGGCCATCAGATCGTTGTAGAGAATTTTCGACACCGACGGCCAGATATACATGCGGTCTACCGTTTTGAGCGGTCCCAGGAAGGGCGTGAAGTGGAATCCTTCCACCACGTCCGCGTATTCGCTGAGTTCATTCGTACTGAAAAACAGGGGCATTTACAGTCTGTTTTGGGGGTTGATTTGGTTGAGCGTGGCGATCATGTAATTGCGGAACCACCAGCACAGGTTGGGGTATTTTTGTTTCCATCCGTTAAATTCGCTCACCACGTCGAGCGGTTCCAGAATCACGTCCTGGTCCGCTTTCGCGTTCAGGAGGTAGATATCCCTTGCCACCCGTTTGTCGCTGCCCGAGCCCGAGCTGCCGTGATTACGGCCCGGGCCCTGTCCCACGAGTGTCGGGTCCACGCTGAGCGCGCGCATGATGTGGGCGCTTGCCTCCTGAGAATCCTCGATATAGGCACCGTCCTTGATGGGGTCTTGAATCGGTGTGATGATCCAGCCTTCGTGCATTTTGCCGTCTAGATTTACGGTATATTCCGTGATGAAGCTTTTTCCCGCGTTTTTTTCACCTGCGAGAAAATCATCGAACGCCGCTAGTTCATCCTTTTTCTTCTGAATGCGTTCATCGGTCGAGTAGGTGTCCCAGAGCGGGTATTTTGACGGCCAGTAATCTTTGGGCACTTTGATTTGAAACTTGATGGAGATTTGTTTTTTCATCAGGTTTCTTTTGAATTCCGGGATGGCCTTTTCGATATCGAGCCAGCCCGAGTTGAACAGGGCGTGCCATGCCGCGTCCTGGTAGTAGATTTTTCCGGGCGTGGGGAAAGCCGTGGCGTACATGAACCGGGTTTCCGGTCTGTTTTTGATGGACATGGCCGGATCCCAGTAGGGGTCAAGCAGGGGGATTTTATGGGTTTCCCGTTCCGAGGGTGCTTTTTCCCAGTTGGCGAACAGGTAAACGAAGGGGATATTTCCCGTGCGTTCGTTTTGCACCGCGAAGCGGCAGAACGAAGCCTCCTGCACGGTTATGGTGGCGATTTTGGTACGTTGTTCGTTGAGGATGAGTTCCGAGAACACCTGATTGAACCAATAGTAATCCGATGCCGCTTCCCGGCTGAAGCGTTTGAGGGCAGATTGAAACATAAACGCATCGATATCCGGGTCCGAGAACGGGACGAGTTTTTCGTTTCCGTTTTCATCGAATTGAAGGTTTCCGTAGATGAGTCCACCCGATACGAGCGCTTTGATTTTCCAGTCCAGCAGGGCGGGGATTTGGTCGCTTCCCCAGGCTTTTTTGGCTACCGTCTGCGGGTAGAGGTTATCCGTACCCCAGGGGTAGTAAAAATAATCGCGGTCATCCGCTTCCACGGCGGGCAGCGGTTGTTTCGGGGCCGTTTCCGCGTCCGTGAGTACCGCTTCACATCGGGAGCTGTATAGAATACCGTGTGTGCTTTCCGAGATCGTCACCATGTCACCCGTATGTTATTGACGTGAGTAATCAGGCGCACGTGTACCGTGTAGTCATGTGCGGTATTTTCCGTGCGGATGCCGATGGTATCATGTTCCCGCATATCGTGGGAGGTGGGAATGATGCGGCAGTTTTGCAGGTCGATGCGTTTACCGCCGAGGCGTGTTTTTTTATCGTAGGTAAAAAAGGAAACCGAGAAGGGCGTATTTTCCCCCTTGGGATCAGATTTACGCATGATGTCGAACGCCTGTTTCAGTCTTAGCATGAAGCGAATTTCATGCTGATAGACGGCTGAAAAAAGGACATAAAAAAAGCCCTGAATTGTCAGGGCTTTTTTGTTTTTAAATTATTGAAAACAAGAGTGTTGTTTAATAATTAAAAAGAGTGTTTTGTATAAATCTTAATGTGTTTCTCGTTTCTTCACTTTGTTCAAATATCAATATTTCTACAATAATTGAATCAAATATGATTTCTAGTGTTCTTATCTCATAGGAATCAATTTCATTTAAACTTTCTGTACGCATAAATCCAGTCGGTTTTTTAAAAAAATGTGCAGTTCTGGAAACTCTTTCTTCCAATTCATCACTTGATTCTCGATAATAGGAATCGCCTTTTATTATAATTGTTCCCTCAGTCGTTCTAAATACTTCAAGTCCTTTAAATTCAAATGTTATTTTTTCCATTTTGTAAATTTTTATTACAGATGACGAATCTACACAAAATTTAAACGCGCAAAGCGTCCATAAACCGCCCATCGGGCGTCACTAAACTTACGCGTAGCGTTCCATAACGCCCTGCGGGCGGCTGCCGTGTAAAAAGTTCCTTCCGTGCCGTGATCATCCTTTTTACACAAAAACACCTATTTATCCGTAAAAAAAAGCAGCCGCCCGCAGGGCCGCGCCCAAAAAAAACGGCCTGTTTACAGGCCGTTTTACGCGTTTTAATTTGGGAGCGGTACCGGTTCGCCTCCCGTGTTTCCTCCGCTCTGTTCCGCGAATTGTTGATAATACAGGCGGTACATTTCCGGCTGTTCCTCTTTGAGTTGTTGGGCGTAGCCTTCGCAGTGGACAGAATCCAGATATTCATCGAAGGCCTGACCGAAAACGGCCGCCCGAAGGCAGTCCGTTTCCGATTGGCGAAAATACTTCAATAGGTTCTTGCTCATGCGAATTCCTCCTCAAAGATTTGGTTAAACAGGCGCGAATCGAGGGCGTGTTGTTGCTCGAAGCCTTTTTTCATTTTGCCGTGGAGCATTTCATTAAAGGCGTTATACCCGTGCCATGCGTTCGTGCGCTCGTTGAAGTTTTTCGCTTCCCGGTTAATGGTGTCGATTATCCATTGCGCGTGTGCGCTCGGTTCCGGGTTTTTGTCGCTTTTTTCAAATTTGAACAGTTTCGCTTTATCCGCGTGGAGTTTCACGAAGTGCCGGACATCTTCGATGGGTCGGCGGCTGAGTTCTTCAAATTTGCGTGTAAGCGTGTAGAATTCATTTTCGTGGAAAGTTTCCACCAGTTTGCGCACGTTCGGGATGGTGAGGCGTTCCATTTCGCCCACGTGCCGGATGGAAAAACCGATTTCCGATTTAGCCACGTGCAGCCCGTTGGCGCAAACCTGACGGAAGAAACCGAAACGGCCGGATGTTTTCGTACTTCCGTCGTAGGAGTTTGTAAACCGGAGCATGGGCATGATTTTGTCCTGTCCGTTGTGGATGTTGACCGTGTAGCGGTCATCATCGAGGATATAATCCACGGCGAACGCGCAGTTTTCCCGATTTTCGGAGCGTTTACGGAAGTTCATGCCCGTTTCCTGTATGGCGTTATCCACGTCCCCGAAAAAGCGGTCATTGGTTAAAAGCGTGTAGCGTTCAGAAACCACGTTTACGATTTTTCCCTTGCTGACTATGGCGGTGGTTTTGTTTCGTGCGGTGGGGTAGCCGGTGAGGTCGGCGAGTTTGATTTCCTGCACTTCGGGGAAAATATCATCCGTGCGCAGTTTGTCCATGTAGGCGGTAAGCCCTAAATTTGTGTTGCTCATAAAATTAATGTTTGATTACGTTAGTTTTACCCGGTGCAGGGTTGCCGCCCTGCACCGGGTTTTTTTTGTGTCAGATTTGCGCCGTGTTTATTTCCGTTTCAATTTCTTGGATGCGTTCCGCGAACAGGTCCTCCAAATAGCTTTTGAGTTTGGAGATCAGGCGCGTGTTAGAGGTCGTGAACGTGTCCTCTCCGGAGATTTTGAGTGTGGCATTGGTGCCGTTGTCCGCGAAACCCCACGAGCGGAGCGCGTCCAGTTCGGCGCGCAGGTTGGTGAGTCCGCGCAGTTTTTCCGAGTTTTCGCGGATAGCCTTTTCGCGTTCCGCGAGTGTCGGCCTGGGCGGTTCCGGTTTCAGTCCTGCGGCCTGGATGAGCGTTTGTAATTGCTCGTCCTGATTAGCCGTTTGCGTTTCCGTTGTCGGCGTGTTCCCGTTAGGGGTGTTTTGTGCTTGCGCGGGGGTTACTTCCTTCGCCCCTTGTGCGCTCTTGTTTTTGTTGCTCATAAAATTGTAACTATTTGATTACCTTTCAAATATCGTAAAAAATACCATACATTCCGCTGATTAGACCGAAAAAAATGCAAAATAATTGCATTTTTTTCGGCTGATTTTCAAGCAGTTACCCCAATAGAAAAGCGGCTTTTTAGCCGCTCGTCACGGAGTGCACCCCGCCCCGCTCTGTCGGTCGGGCAATTTCCGGAGGTGGTCGGTTTTCGGATATGTGAGGGAGCGCGCGCCTGCGGCGCGCCGCCCCTACTGAGCGTTGCGAGTGCAGCTTGTCTGCAATTGCTTAGGCTCAGTTGGTCATGGGAAACGCCACGGCACCTGTGCCGTTCCGAATAGTCAAAATCCACCTGGCCGGAGGCGTGGTGGATTTTCTTTGCATTCACATGCAGCTGCGCCCCCATGCGCACATACGTGTTATATTCCGATAAACAAAGCGCATGGGGGTCGTGGGTGCATGGCAGAATGGCCCGTGATACGGGAGCGGAAAGAGGAGCGGGAGCGGGGGAGCGTACGCGTACCGATGCAGCGACGATGGAGCGAGTCTTCACGGGCATTTCTGCGGCAGTGGTACGTGATCATGGAGGCGTCGCATCCGGTGGGTTAAGGGAACGCAGTGGACGTCCCCCGGGAGCAGAGACGGAATGACACGTACATCTGCCTTTTTTGGGCGAAGGAAGGTTTTCCGGAGCCTGCGGAGGGATTCCTTCCCGCCTTGGCGTGGGATGTTCTGCCGTAGGCACGTAGGCGGATATTCCCGCGCCCTGCAGTCAATAAAACGCAGTGGTGCGCATGAAGCAGGCGGCGCCGCCGAAGGGATTGCGGCAGCGTGCGGACGCATCTTCGGCATGGCATAGACGTATTTATGCGCACCTCTGCCCGGTAGTATGTCATGAACAGGCTTTACGGTCGGAGGCACGGAGACCGTTATGCCTGATGATGCAAAAGGGATGGGAACAGGCTGCCGTGCAGCGTGGACAGCCCGGTCACGCCGCAGGTACGGAGGCGGGATTTGCCCTGATTATTCAGACGGTTCAATCATCGGTGTTCTATTTTTTAAAAATTACCGTGTTATATACACCATTTATTCTGCTTATTTTTTTGGTAATTCCACTAATAGATAATGCCTGAAGAGTCTTGGTACAGTTGTTCCGGTTTCACGTAGTATTTTCCGTACACCAATGTATCAAAAGCATCCGTCACGTGGGTAGTTTCCGCCTGGTCTATCGTCGTATCCGTTTCCGCTTTCTTATTCTTTTCAAAGCCTTCCCGTGTCTGCCTTGCTTCCGCGTTATTCAATGCCGTAATTAAGTGTGGGCAGTTGTTTCTGTTGATTCGTATTGTCGGAAATTTCACGGATTGTTCCTGAAAAAGTTGACCGAAATATTCAAATCGGCTGTTATGTCCCGGGGTCATTCCTATATAGAGATCATTCACCTTCCATCCCAGGTTACGCAGTTGGTTTCCGAATTCCTGATAGAAGATAATGTTTGTCGCCGCGTTGCGCCCCTGTTTCGCCGTATGATCCCAGTAATAATCTATCTCTTTGCGCGGCAGTGATTTATAGTACCGGTCAAATTCATGGGCCAGGTCTTTCAGAACTTTCGGGTGATACACGAAAAGGTGGTTGAGAATTCTGAACTCATGGTCGTTGTGTTTTGTCGGTTGGCCTATCACCAGGTTATTGATGGAATAATTGTTATCCATGGCCACATATAACTTATCCGAGCGGTTGATGTCCGCATCCTTTCGGCAGTCGGGGAATTTGGCATATTCCACCAATTTAAGGATGTTATAATCGAACGAGTCGATGTAGGCATAATCGTAGGCATCGTAGGTGTGGCGTGTATCGTCAAACGTGGCATAAAAGCTTTCAGCCACTTTGGGGGCGCGGAAGTTGAGAATGGAGGTTTTAAACAGAAAGTCCGAGCTCATCCCCTGTTTCTGGTCGCGCACGTATTTGGGTCCGAGGGCCTGCAGCACGTCAATCGGTTTAGGCTCCGTATAGAATACCAGATTTTTGCGTCTGTCGTATAACTGTTTTTCCAGTTGTTTGATTTTATAGAGATACGTGCGGTGCGAAGCCTCGCTGACGCTATTCTGTTGGAGCAGCAGGAGCAGACGCGCCCGTTCCCGTTCCAATACCACCACCTCATGCACCTTATTCTTATCCATGAGACCTTCATACTCATAGATCCATTTGCCGTTCGGGGAAGTCGGCTGATCCGTGCAGAACAGTCTGCCGCCGTGTTCCGAGAAGCGCGCGAAGATTTTATCGTTTCCGCGCAGCGTCTGGATGGATTCATCGTCGTATTGTTTTTTGTTGATGAGTTTCGCTTCATCGATGATATGCCAGTCCGTCGAAAGACCGTTCGACGTGCCCTTTCGGTCCTGGCTGATGAGGTGAATTCCCGAGCCCGTTATGGTCGAGATGAAATAATCCCAATGGCGCGGATAGACGTAGGGTTTGGGCCATGCGGCGGGCGGTTTTTTCCCGATGACGTAGTGTTTATCCTCCTTCCATCCGAACATGTCAAATCCCGCGAGAACCGGCGGCAGCGTTTTGGCCAGCAGGGTGACGAACGTGGGCGCCACGAAAACCCCTGTTCCTTTGCGCAGGCGAGTTAGGTTATTGATTGCGCGTGCCGAAATAAGTCCGGTGGATTTGCCCATGCCTCTCGGCCAGATATGAAATTCCTGGTTGGCGTTCACCGTGGCCGACAGGAGTTGGTAACGGTTGAACTTGATGATGCGCGTATCGTCAGGGTTCGATGTCGTCATAGTCCGCTTCTTCGATGTCCAGGTTCAGGTTGTTCGTCCGTTTCGGTTTCATCATTTCTTTGAGCAGCCGTCGGGCCTCGTCCTCCGTAATTTCCGAGAGCCCGAGCGTATTTGGCTGGAACTGGATGATGATCGTCTGCGGCGGCATGTCCGCGGCGGCATCTTCCGTGTCTTCGCGGTCCAGCATGCGCACCTTCATCATGATTTTGATGGCGTCGCCTTCCGCTTTCAGGTTACCCTCCAGAATGGCTCGGTCCCGGTATTCCGAGGCCCAGTCCGTGGCCACGTCGCGCCAGTAATCCTTGGTGGCTTTCGGCTGTGAGTTGAGGGCAGTCTGAGTCTGTCCGTAAATCCGCTCCGCGGTTTCTTTGGGGATGTGGAAGTGTTTCTCCAGCATGGGAACCACTTTCGAGCGTCCCCCGTATTTGCGGATGAGGTTATCGCAGAAATCGATGCGCGTGCGCAGTTCCTCCTGTTTGGGCGTAAGCCGTACCGAGTTTTCCGTGTCCTGGTACCAGGCGATGAGCGTATGCAGGTCATTCAGGGAAGAATAGACCGATTTTTTGCGCAGTACGTGTTTTATTTTCTGGCCCATTGTTTATCCAATTTTTCAAAGATGCGCAGGGCCGTTTTCTGGGCTTCGGGCGCGTCGCGTTCCGCGGCCGTCATGATGCAGTTGAGAATCCGTGTTTTGCGCAGGATGATTTCTTTGCGATAGATTTTATATTCCTCCGTTTCCGGATCCGAAAGCGCCCGGCGCAGTTCCTCCGCGTTGCGTCCGAGCACCGTGGCCATTTCCTCCACGGATATGCCGATGGCGCTGCTCATTTGGCGCAGCACGTCCGCTTCCTCCTCGCTCATCGGTTGATTTGGTCTAAGATCCATGTGCGTTCAAATTCGGCGACAATGCGGTCGCAGGTGATGACATATTTTTCGATGCGTCTTTTGTTGGTGGCGTTCGCGGTGGACGTTACCGAAATGCCCCAGGAATCGTTTTCGATGACTACTATTTTGGCGTGGATGCCCGTGAGTTTTATTTTGCCCATCTGCCCCTGCACGAGTTGCATGGCGGCCGGGCAATACCGCGTGACGCGGTGGTCGAACAGGCAGTGCAGGGAGCGTATTTTTCCGTCCCTGAGCAGATTGGAAATCTTGCGTGCGGGACCTTCGCTGATGGCCCAACTGGTGAGGCAGACATGGGCAGGGCCCGTCAGTTCGATGAGCCGTTCCAGCACGTCGTGCAGGCTCCAGTGCACGAAGCAGGGGATATGGTAACTGAATCCGTCTTCAATGGAGGGAATGGCGGCGGCGATGTTCGTACCTGATTCCGCGAAGCGCACCAGTGCTTTTGTTTTGCGTGCCAGCGAGAGCGGCTTTGCGTCGGGCACTTCGGCAGGCAGTATGTCCTGTTTGGAAAAGAGCATCAGGAAGAGAACCGTTCAAGGAGTTTTTCCACCTGTTCCAGGCGTGTGCGGATGTCCGCGAGTCGGGCGGGGTTGTGTTTGTTTTTGCTGACGCGCGAGCGAAGGTTGTTCAGCGTGCGGATGAGTTCCGCCTCTTTCAGCGCATCATAATCCGTTTCCGTTTTGGTTTCCGGTCTGCGGATCGGTTTTTCATGAAGCAGTTCCTTTTTGTCCGCCGCGTGGTTGAGGATGCGGTGGATCTGGTTGATGCGCAGCCCGTGGTAGTAGATGATTTCACAGGCCTCGTTGCGCGTGTGGTCGTTCTGTTCCATATCCAGCCGGGAATGCAGGTGGGCCGCTTCCTGCAGGAGCACTTTACGTTCCTCCTGAAGTTTGGCGAGTATGGATGCGAGGCTTTCCGTCGGTGTGGCTTGAACCGGTTCGGGTTTTTGGTTTACGGGAGTTTGCGGCGACAGTCTGTGGAGCAGATGGCGCAGTTCATATTCCAGTTTTTCCGTGTTATAGGCCGTAGGGCCTTTCAGCATGAACAGCCGTTTCAGGTTGGGGTTACCGCGTCCGAGCGCGTAGAGATCCAGCCCCTCCCGGAAGTCACGCATTTGGCGCGGGGTGGAAAGGTAGTGGTGTATGCGTTCAGAATGCATCGAGGTACTGAAAAGAAGGTTTGATGTTTTGCACGTCCGTTCCCGCGCCCGTCTGGCTGACCGCCGAGGGATAAATGCAGTAATGCTTGATCTGATGGAGGGAACGGCCGATGAGTTGGAGGTCGATCTGGTCATGCATGATTTTGATGTCCTCATAAATCGTGCGTATGGCCTCTTTGCCGCGCACGACGTACGCCTGTGTGCCCCAGAGGGCCGTGGTCGTCATCCAGTAGTCGTTGTGTCTGGTGATGCGTGCGGCGGTTTTGTTTGTTGGCAGTTGCCAGCCCAGCCAGAGGAACTGCCAATCTTCGGGAACCTGTTTCCAGGCATTTTCAAACAGGTAATCGAAGCCCGGCACCGGTTCAAAATCATCCTCCAGCACGAGGAAGCAGTCCCACCCTTCGCGGACCGCCTGCTGAAAGATGAAGAAGTGGCTGAGGAAACAGCCGACCATTCCCTGCGTGAAGCGGGAGTCGTCGTGTCGGATGTTCAGTTGTTTTGCGTAGACCGCGTCGAAGCGTTCATGGGGCAGTTGCCATTTGCGGAGGTGGTTTTCCGCCTGATTCAGCCGTTCGCGGTTATGTTCCAGATTGATGAGGAACACTTTATCCAGTGGGAGATCCGATAGCTTCATGGTACGAAGTTGCGGAGGCAATTGCCAAAAGAAAAGGACAATCCGCTTGGTGGCAGATTGTCCTTGTGTGACGTGATGGAATCGGAATCAGTTGCAGTACACGAGCGGCTGCGCACCTAAGCCCAGGCCCGAGTTGTTTGCGGCATCGGTGAGGATGATGTTTCCTTTGAAGAAATACAGTGAGCGGGCCGTATTGAAATCAAACTGGAGCATGCCGCCTTTGCGCTCATCCGACTTTTTGGACGTGGTCCAGTCGAAGTTGATGAGGTTGGCGGGGTAACACGCCGAGCCGAAGATGTATTTATTTCCGTCGAGGTCGGGCACGACGAAGATGGAAGCGCTGTTTTTGAGCAGGCTGACGAAGCCGTGGAATTGTTCCTTGGATCCCGGGAAGTAGGTGGACAGTTCCTGTTTGAAGCTTTTGCCGTCGCGCAGCCCCTGGAGGGTGGATTTCAGTTCCCCTTCTTCCAGCGTGCAGTAGAGTTTGGTGAACCGCTTATCGGGTTTCATGACGATGTTGTCCGTCACGGTAACCAGGTGTTCCAGTTCATAGTCCATGGTCTGCAGCGGGTCGGTGACCATTGCCTTGGGAAGCACGGCAATGTCTTTGACGAAAGCGTGGTATACGTTTTGGGATATTCCGGGGGTATTGTCCGATCCGTCCGGAAAAGAAATGTCGATGGTGGAGTTTACGTTTCCGTAGTTAGCGCCCATGATTACGAGGTTTTAAATTTGATGTGAAATTTGGAGAAAGTGAGTAGCCCTTTCGGGTCCGGTTTGGCAGGCATGCAGTGGTAGATATCTTCGACGGGTTTGCCGTCCAGCACGGAAAACAGGGAAGCGTTGGAGGCGATGAACAGGTATTCCGAATCCGTCACCTTTTTCACCACGATTTCCGCGGGCCCTTTGACTTCTTTTCCCGCGGGCGTGGTGTACGATATGGTGCCGGACGCCGTGGCGTATCCGTCATTGAGCTCCCGTGTTATTTTCACGCGCAGGGGCATTATTCCACGAAGTAGAGTTTTTTGAGTTCTTCGGCTCCGCTGCCCGTTGCCGCGAATCCGCTTTCCGTGCCGTTGAAGTTGGCGACGAACACCAGTTGGTTGTGTGCGAAATCGATGCCGATTTCAGCTTCGGCGAAAATCTTCACGTCATAATCCAGTATCTGGATGTCGTTTACGGTCGGCGCATTGAAGTAATCTACCAGCTTGAGGATGTTTCCGTCCAGCGTGGTGAACATGTAGTTATCCGGCAGCCAGGGCAGTTCCACGATCTGGAGTTTGCCCAGGGGCGTCTTCATGAATTTATCCTCCGTGAAGTTATTGAAGCCCCCGTAGGTCTGCTGCATGTCGATTTTATACATGTCGGCCACGTTGGTCGACACGAACACCTTGGAGATTTTGGTTCTTGCCTTTACGGGGATGGCGCGTTCAAACTGTTGGAGCATGGCGGTGGCGTTGGCTTCCGAGATCGCGTCCAGCGGAATGAGGTAAGCGGGGTTGGAGCCGTTGTTCATGGCTTGGTCAATGCTTGCGCAGAGACCCGGAAAGGCGTATTTGAACTGGCCGTAAGGGTTGGCGTCATCCGAACCGTTGAGCATGAGCCAGGCCAGGTCCTCCTGAATTTTCGGTTTCAGTTCCTTTTCCATGATGTATCGGCTGATGGGCATGGCCTCTTTGCGTGCGTTTTCGTCATACATGCTTTCGGCGAGCCAGCTGCCGAGGATATCGGCGGGTGTGAATTGGTAATTCACCTTGATGCGGTAGCTTTTCAGGATTTTGGCCTGAAAGCCCGTTTCCCCGAACGGATCCCATTTGGGTCGGAAGCGTTGGATGACGTTGGAGGTCACCGAGTGGATGGAGGGGTATTCCCCTTTCACTTTGGTGATGGTGCGCAGGTGTTGGTCCAGGGAAGGCGTGACATAAAACATGTTTGTCACGTCCTGATGGTGTTTGCGTGCGTATTCGCCGAGTTCCTGTTTGATTTGTTGGGTTGAAATACCGTTTGACATGATGTGATGTATTGAAAGGTTAGGCTTTTATTTTAATGCCGAGTGTGTGAGCGAGTCGGTTGTGTTGGGCGTTTTCGTCCACCAGCCTGTCGGTGTTTTCCGGTTCTGCCGCGGGAGCTTCGGGAGCGGGGTTACCCGGGCTTGACGGATATCCGCCCGGGCGTTCCGACAGGTCTTTTTTCAGCTGGTTGATTTCTTGGGAGAGGGAGGTGTTCTGTTCGGTGAGTTGCTGCACCAGCGTATCTTTTTCCCGCAGTTGTCGGTTGAGGGAATGGACCTCGTTGGCGAGGCCGTTCAGTCCGGTGAGTTCTTCTTCCGTGAATTCATGTTCCACGGTTTCGGCCCCTTCGGGAGCCGTTATGTTCAATACGGAAAGCAGGCCTATCCAGGCTGCTTTTAGGGAGATTTTCTTCATGTTATGGTCGTCTTGGATGGATGCTTCGGAGAAGGGGTGTAGAGAGAGCACGCGGAAGTCGTGTTCCTCTTTGAGTTCGACGCGTTTACCGTTTTGGTCGAACAGGGCCAGTGCATTTTTATTGGCGGGAATGTCCACGATGGATATTTCCACGAGTTTGCATCTGGTCACGGTGGGTCTGGTCTGTCCGGTAAGGCGCAGTGCGGGATCGTCGGAGGTTTCCGTGATGCGGAATCCGATGGAAGCGGCGCGGATGAAATTGTTTTCCACTTTACCCGCAAGGATTTTTCCTTTGGGATCTTCGGTATCGATGACGGGTTCGGCGATGAGCTGACCGTCTTCCTTGCGGATGTTTTCCCAGCGTCCGATGGGACCGTTATAGACATCCGACCCCCAGGAGAAGCTTTCATGGTTGAAGAGCATGATGGGGTTTTTGCGGAAGTCGGACACATCGATGCCCGAGGTAAGGACACGGAAGCCGTAAGCATTTACGGATTCGTCGGAGCAGATGAACGTTTTGGGCACGCGTCAGATTGATTTGGCAGTGTAAAGATTCGGCGGTTGCCGTGCCTAAAAAAGGACAGGCGCATCAGGACACGGAGGCGGCTATGGCTGCACCCGTGCCTGGAAGGGCAGGGTATGTAAGGCAGCGGTAAGGGAGGATCGGCATTAAGGTTCCGGGTCCGGGTAAAATTGGGTGTCTTGAAAATTCCCGACGGTTTGGGGTGTTTTTTCCTGTTTTGCTAATGACGGGAGCGTTTCGGATAATTCCGTCA